GTCTGTTTTTCTACCAAGAGCAGCAGCCGCAGATTGTGTTACAGCTTGTCGTTCATTGATATTTGTTTTCAACTCGTCAAGCTTGTCGATAAATTCAGCAGCGTAGAAGTCGCTCATTGATACTTCAACATTGGTGTGTACGAGTTCCATAGGAGTTACACTACCAGTTCTTGATTTTGTTGACGCTGATCCAGTGCCTATTTTCTGGAATCGTGCAGTTGAACCTGACACATTTGTAGAGCGGACAGTGTTCCGTAGCTTGGAACCCATACGCTGATACGCCATGTGAACTTCAGTTTCAAACTGCTTTATAAAGGCTTGGTCTATTGTATTAGCCATTTTTACAGTCCTTAATTGAGTTTCCGATTGCTACGAGTGTCCACTCTTACATATCAATTCGGGTATCCAATTAGGGCCGATCAATGCGATATGGGTCGTAATAACCCATTCAAACAATAATTTTATTTAAAATGCAACGCACAAATTAAATTTATTGATTATGTAGCTTTTGAAAACCTTCATCAACCTGCTTAATAAAATCTGGATTTCTACGTGCAGGATGCCAATATCTTTCATCAGCCATCATTTCTCTTAGACCTTCTTCGGTAATTCTACCTATTGGTGCAGCATCAGATCCAATTGCAGGAGATTGTAGTTTAGCCATAACAAATTCCAAAGCCTTAACACCTTCTGCGGTAGAAGCTAAATCTTCTATAGATTCCATATACTCTTCTGGGAAAAACTGCCTAGCAAATAAATCAACAGCTTCTAGCCTTGCATTTGCATTATCACCAAGTTTTTTTATTTCTTCTTCTGGGTTTGGCAAATAAGCATCTTGTGCTTGCAATACTTTTTCAAACCCTTCAGCAAACTCTTCTTGGCTAAATCCATAAGTAAAAGCATGATCTGCCCACCATTTTAGTATTTCATCATTTGTATCAATACTATCTATATCAACAGAATCGGGTAACTGATAATCATTTGGAGAGTCGGGCCTATCTTTAAAACTTTCAGTTTCTATTTCTTCAATTATTTTATTTCTAATATCTTCGTCTTTAGTTCCTAATTTAGACTCAAGTTCTTTATAAGCTTTTGCTAAGTCCTCACCTGTTTTATATTTTTCTGGCAACCACTCAGGGCGTTCTTCCGTTTTAGTTTCTAAATCTTCTGCAACTACAAAGTCTCTTTCTTCTTGAGGAGCTAATTCTGTTGTTGCTTCTGCTTCTTGAACTTCTTCACTCATTGTTTTTAACCTTATGTGATCTTTGAATATGACGCTCTATTAAGCCAACAAGATACCGTTGACCTTCTAAATGACGCAGTTCATCAGTAGAAATATTAGGGCCACTTACCATTTCAATGGTTATACTACGCAAGTATTTAAGAATCTCTTGACCAGTAGGCTGAGAAAATAAAACGCCAAAGTTAAGGCTTATCTTATCTTCTTCTGTTTTCTTTCTTGCTATTCCGTCTAAACCAATGTGACTATTCTGCGGCAATAGGTGGTCCTGCTTGTTGTTCCTGTTGTTGCATTTGCATTTGCTGCATCATTGCAACTATCTGTCTACGCTCTTCTGCGTCACGAATCAAGGTGTCAGGTACACCAAATTTTTTGGCAAGATGAATAGCTGTTTCTTCAGAGTTAATTAATATGTTTGTAGTCTCAGGCCCAAAGTACGCATTAACCAATTCAAGAAATCTAGAAACGGAAGTTATATCCTGATTAGATTGAGCTTGTGCTAATGGAGAAACTGAACGTATCTTTACCTCTCGACCATTAACAGTTGGCATTTCTATACGCCCTTGTTTCTTGAGGATATAGATTACTCTTTGTAATACTGGCTGCACTAACTCAGCTTGCAGCCTACCAAACGCTGATCCTATCCTGCGTGATAAATCTGCCATACGTTCAGCAACTTCTGTAGCAGACGCAGGAGTTCTATCTGGATTTCCTAGCATATCATTGTATAATGCGCGTTTTATATTCAAGCGCATATCACCTAAAACTATGTCAGCAACATCAAATCTTCCTGCTGATTGTATAGGTTGTAGTCCACCAGACTGCGGAGACTTAGGTATTATAGTACCAGGGACTAGATTAATAGTATCAGGGTTTATAATTCCATCATCATCCATTTGATAAATACCAGAGATTGCCATTTGTGCATTCTCTAATATTAACTGAATAGTCAGGTTTGTAGTCTTTATAGCTGATAAAGCATTTATTAATGGGCCTCTGCCGTATACTTCTCCTGCACACTTAGACCATCTAAAACAAACATATGGATTAGAACCAACGCCAGAAAACTTTCTTTCAACAATAGCCTCTTTTGTAGACATATCTATTACATAATATAGATATGCTTCTTCATTACGCTTTGTATAATCTTTGCATATAATCTCAAGAGTTGTACATTTGCCTTCTGGATCTCTGTCAATTCTATTCTGTATTTTCATATCAAACTTTGCATCTTCATAAAGTATAGGAAGATCAGAGTTTCTAATATTCTTACGCTCTCGAAAGACATGATCTATCTTATCATCAGGTCCAGTATCAAGAACAACATGAGGCAATGGTATTGCTGAAAACATTATAGGATTAACAGCATCACCTTCATCTACACAAAGAACACCAGTACCTACTGCTAGATCCATAAATGCTTCATGTACTTCCTGAGAGAAGTTAGAGTTTTGTAGTATCTCAAATACATACTCTGTTACTTCATCAAGATCGTTTTCAATAAAATCTTTCTCAGAGTCTGGTACTTCTGATCCTGCGGTAAAATCAGCCCACCTAGCAAAGTTGGGAACTAATCCTGATTGCAGTCTAGATGCAAACTCTTGAACACCAACCACTGCTGTTTCGTCAAAGATCTTATCATCTCTACGTTGTCCTGCGGTTTCATAGTAAAATGACTCACGTTGAGGCAATGCATACTCATAACATTCTTCAAAAAGATCAACAAAGTTTTGCCTATGAGCTTTTGCTTTCTCGTATCTTTCTAGGTATTTTTTTGAATTTTGTATCATAAGAACCTACTATAGTATCCGATTCCACCAGTAGAACCAGTAATTAAAGATCTTCTACCTGCTCCACCTCTGCGACCAGTTCCTGCCTGTCTAGTCTGCACATTTAATTCTCTTTCAGATCCAGACAAAACTCTACGCCCAGAACCTACTTCTTGAGTTCTTTCTAATCTTTTTCTAAGCAAGGACTGTTTTGTTCTGGCTCGTTTTATTCTTTGTCGCCTTAGTTCTTCTGCTGCTAACTTTTCTTGATCTGATATAGCTTCTTCTGGATCGCGTGTGTAAATACTTTCTGCTGTTACAGATGTGCCACCAATAGTTCCACCTGATGATGTAGTAATATCATCTCCACCAGTTATTATAGTATCATCTTCACCAGTAGAAGTTGTAGAAGTTGTTGTTGTGGTAGTGGTAGTGTCATCACCGCTAGTATCAGTTCTTCTATCTTTTTTACGTTTTTTACTACGAGCTTGCTGATCTGCTAAAGCTTTTTGAGAAGCAGCACTACGTTTTCCTAAATCACGATAATACGCTGTGTTTTTTTCTTTAACTCCAATATCCATCTTCAGATCATCGAGTGCGCTATTCTTTTTTGCACTCGCAATTCTATCAAGACTAACGTAACCGCTTGAGCCTTTAGCTCCTTTTGTTTTAGAAATACCGCTATGACTGCTTTTTTTCTTTTTAAAACAACTACCCATTTAAGTCTCTCCTGTATTCAGAACCTACAGATTCATACCCAAGTTTTTCTATTAGTTTATGTGTTCTTTCCAAAGATATACCTGACGAACTACCATTAACTAAGAACCTAGCACCTTTTTCTATTGCCCACTTCTCAAAGTTTCTTAGCAATAGAACGCCTATTAAACCACCACGATACTCAGGTCTTACATACCATATGTCACTATTAGCAGCAAAAGTTTGGGAAAAGTAAAGCTGATATATACTACCAAATATAAATCCTACGTTTTCTCCACTTACTTCAGCAACGAATATGCAAGACGCATCATCTTCTATTTGACCTTCTAAGTACCTAGCAAACACAGCATCGTCAAAAGGTATGTCATTTAACTCACTCTCAGCATGAAAGTCTCTTGCCATTTCAAAAATACAAAGAACATCATCCCTTGCAGCGCGTCTATATATTGCTTTGCGGTTCATCATGTTTCCTTGCAAAACATAGATTTAAAATAATTTCAACGCACAAGTGACCATACACTAGGTTTTTTGGCAACACTTT